CTTTGAATGTGCTTAGGTAACTGTTACTTTGCAACTGATAAATCTCCTTTTATATCCGAGAAATCGCCAAAGGCGATTTCAGGTTATATAATCGGCGATTTAAAAGTGCAAAGGTGTAAAAATGCATTTACGATTGTCTTGATACATGGTGTGATAACCCTATTAAAAAATTTCATTTGTATTACGATAATTTTGAATAGATCGAAAAAATGCCTAAATATTTACGCAACCAAAAAAATGAGTGAAATTGTCCTCTACATTCAATGATTTTTTTGGCATTTTTTTGTTTTTATTTTAAACTACTTTTTTGGTATTCCTTTAAAAAATGAAAAAAATTCTTTTTTTTTTCATGTAGTAAAATTTGTGATTTTTATCATTCTTTTTTTATTTAGCAATTTCATCAGAAATTATTTTCTCTGGATGGTATATATAATCACCGCACAGAATGGCAGGAGGATTAATGCAATTAGTCGCTTATGGCGCACAAGATGTATTCTTAACAGGAACACCAGAAATAACATTCTGGAAAGTTTCATACCGTAGACACACAAACTTCGCAATGGAATCCATTGAACAAACATTCTCCGGCCAAGCTGATTTCGGTCGTCGTGTAACATGCACAATCTCCAGAAACGGTGATTTAGCATACAGAACATATTTACAAGTAACATTACCAGAAATAAACCAATTCGGAACAACAGTATATGCTCGTTGGTTAGATTTCATTGGTGAACAATTAATAGCACAAGTCGAAGTTGAAATTGGTGGTCAAAGAATAGATCGTCAATATGGTGATTGGATGCACATATGGAACCAATTAACAATGTCCGCTGAACAACAAAGAGGATATTTCAAAATGATTGGTAACACAACACAATTAACATACATCACAGATCCTAACTTTGCACCAGTATCAGGTCCATGTGCTTCTGCAGGAGGTCCATCACAAGTATGTGCTCCAAGAAACACATTACCTGAAACAACATTATATGTTCCATTACAATTCTGGTTTTCAAAGAACCCAGGATTAAGTTTACCATTAATTGCTTTAAAATCTGTAGAGCAGAAAAGTATCCAACCTAAAACATCCGAACACTGTTTTAGGAAAAATTTGTTAGAGTTTCGGGATGATTTTTACGCATTTGTTTCAAAAACAAATGCAACTGATACCATGCACTTAAATAGTGCGATGGTTTACAATCATCAACCTCAGATGCTAGTTGCATGCTGCTAAGCAGCGTGCGGCAACATGACCAAATTGCAGGAAACCCTTAAAGACGATAAAATAAATATTTGTGACAAGAGTTTACATAAGGTTTTTTCGAATACCTAAAATGAAATAGTATAATTCACAAAATATTTAGGGTACCAACTTACCTTGGAAACATGGTAAGGGCTGAGAATAAAACTCAGGTATGGTAAAAATCCCTCGTATGAAGATGTATCAAAAACATCTGAAATAGGCAATCCGCAGCCAAGCTCCTAACCCCGATATGATAAGGGTATGGAGAAGGTTCAACGACTAAATGGTTATGGGTCAGAGAAGTCAAATCAACTTCTATGATGACTTAAGAGATAGTCTAGTCCCTAGCAACCTTCATAAATTGAAGGTGCTGATAAATACTTCGAAAGAAGGGGTAGGAGTGGCGTACAGTACCACGAAGTTAAAATTAACATTGATTTCCGTCCAATAGGTGAATGCTTATGGGCAGTATCAAGTTTAACAGGAACATCAGCAGGAACAGTCTCTGTTTCAGCAGCATACCAACAATCATTAGTTGCAGCATCATTATATGTTGACTATGTCTTCTTAGATACAGACGAAAGAAGAAAAATGGCTCAAAACCCACACGAATATTTAATAGAACAAGTCCAATTTACCGGCGATGAGTCAGTAGGCAGTAGTTCCAATAAGATAAAATTAAATTTTAACCATCCATGCAAAGAATTAATATGGGTTGTTCAACCAGATGCTAATGTTGATTATTGTTCATCCTTAGATTCAACTGGTGTTTTATTTAAAACATTAGGTGCACAACCATTCAACTACACAGATGCTATTGATGCTTTACCAAATGCAATCCATGCATTCGGTGGACCTGCAGAAGTTGATGGAACAAACGGATTCATCAACGCAACAGGTTTATTCAACATGCCAGGTGCAGTTGATATTCAAAACATACAAGCATCAGCAGATTGGGCAAATCCAGTAGGTAATGGTTCCAACATGACACCATTCACAAATGGTGCACCAACAGCATCAGGTTTATCAGATGCTGGAACATTTGTATTAGCAGAAACAGCATTAGACATGCATTGTTGGGGTGAAAATCCAGTTGTAACTGCTAAATTACAATTAAACGGACAAGATCGTTTCTCAGAAAGAGAAGGATCATACTTCGATGTTGTACAACCTTTCCAACATCATACTCGTGCACCAGATACAGGTATTAATGTATATTCCTTTGCATTAAGACCAGAAGAACATCAACCAAGCGGTTCATGCAACTTCTCTCGTATTGATAATGCAGTATTACAATTAGTATTATCAGCAGGTGCAGTTGCAGGAACAGCAACAGCAAAAGTAAGAGTATATGCAGTAAATTATAATGTATTAAGAGTCATGTCAGGCATGGCTGGTGTCGCTTTGAAGGCAATCTCGATATATATGTTACTATATCGAATTGCGACTAGAGCAGAAAAACAACACGCTACAAACAATTCAGGCTCTGTTTGTAGAAACTTCGTTTATACCCCTGTAATTCACATGGTTAGTTGTTAGTAAAGTAGAAATACTTTGCGAGATTACTTGTTGTTCGGGGAACCCCTTAGAGCTTCAACTACTAAGTATGTTTGGGAAACCAGCATATGGCGGAGAAGAGAACTCCGGTATAGTAATAATGTTGAAGATTGGGCAATCCGCATGGTAATAACCTAAAGACGATTGAAATTGCTAGTCTATGGTTAGCCGTCAGAGACTGAACGGTAATCGCTCGATGATGAAGGCTTAAGCAGCCAGAGTCGGGTTAAGATACAGTCCATCCCCCTAGGGAAACTTAGGGGTAGTAGAGATTCAAATTAAGTTATTTGCAGTTATACGGTTTTTGTATTCATTTTTGTAACATAAATATAATATTTCATTCCAGTATTATATTTATTTATTGTTTTTTCTTTTCATTTTCTATAACAAAAGAAAAATAAGTATTTTTATTGTAAGAAAAGTTGCTTTATTTTTAGAGCAACGCGTATTTTAAATGCCGTCTTTTTTTAATTCTTATAAATTTTTAATGTTCTTCTTTTAGTATATTTCTTGTTATTCAATTTATTTTTATAGTAATCTTTATTATAAGCATAAATAAAATAGTTTTCATAATTGGTTGGTTTTATTTTATCTATTGATGATTTCACGCTTCCATCTAATGCTGTAAAAGTAGTTGGTTTATCCAATTTTATATAATGTTTCATTTGATTAAAAAACTGCTCTATGCTATTCAAGCGTGGATGATATATTGTTCTTTAGAATTAAATAATTATAATATGTAAATATTTAGAAATAAAATATTATATTATTATATAATGAACAATACAAAATTTAATGAATGTATTGAAAAAGCAAATAAAATACACAATAATAAATATGAGTATATACAATTAATTAAAAAAAATAATTATTTACATCTTGAAATTAAATGTGAAGTTCATGGAATTTTTGAAAAAAGAATTTCAAATCATATAATAAAAAAACAAGGTTGCTCTTTATGCTCAAAGCCATTTAAACTTACTAACGAATTATTTATAAATAAAGCAAAAGAGATACACGGAGATAAATATGATTATTCAAATGTTAATTATGAGAATGGAAAAAATAAAATCCAAATTTTATGTAAAACACACGGGATATTTGAACAATTACCCCAAAATCATTTGAAAGGACAAAATTGTCCAGAATGTTCTGGAAAAAAGGTAAAACAAGAATGTTTCATAAAACGAGCAAAAGAAATACATGGAGATAAATATGATTACGCAAATATTAATTTCGTTGATATGACAAAACCAATTAAAATAATGTGTAAAGTTCATGGATTATTTGAGCAAAAACCAAATAATCATTTATATAGCAATGGTTGTTATAAATGTTCGGGTATAACAAGAAATACCGAAGATTTTATTAACAATTCAAATATAATTCATAATAATTTATTTGATTATTCAAAATCCATTTATGAAAATACAAGAAAAAAAGTGATAATTATATGTAAAATTCACGGCGAGTTTAAACAAACGCCAAACGACCATTTGTCTGGATATGGTTGTATAAAATGTGGAAAAGGCAATTATTCAAAAGTATGTATAAAATGGTTAGATGGAATTATGACAAATGAAGATATATTTATCCAACATATGGGAAATATTGGAGAAAAAATTATTATTATTAACGAAAAAAAATATAGAGTGGATGGATATTGTCAAGCAACAAACACTATATATGAATTTTATGGAGATATATGGCACGGAAATCCAAGTATATTTTGTAAAGACAAATTAAACCCATTATGTAAAATAAGATATGGCGAATTATATGAAAATACAATGAAGAGAGAAAATGAACTTAAAAATGCTGGTTATAATGTAATAACTATTTGGGAAAATGATTATAAAAAGCAAAATAAATAAAATTTATAATGATAAAAATATTTAAAAATTTATTATTATATATAATAGAAAAATGGAAGAAATTAATTATAAAAGATTATATGAATTATCTATAATTGAAAAAGAAAAATTATTGGTGGATAATAAGTTAAAGAATGATACTATCGCTGAATTATTAGAAGAAATTAGATTAGCAAAGGAAAATAGCAGTAAAAAAAACTATTATCAAAAGAATAAAGAAAAAATCATTGAAAAAGTAAAAGAATATAAAAAAAATTATGAAATACCAGCAGAAAAAATTAAAGAATATAATAAAAGAGCATACGAAAGAAGAAAAATGAAAAAAATGGAAGAAACTAATAATTTAGAAAAATAAATATTTAGGAAAAAATACTTTTTATTTTTAATAATTTAGAATAAAAACTATTAATTAATTAATTAATTTAGGAAAAACATTTAGAAATATTTTCTTTTTATATTATATAAAATGGAATTGGAAGAAAAACCACCAGACCCTTCCGAACAAGTTTATAGGATTATTAAGTGTCCTTTGAAATGT